TGTGTTGTTTTAACGAACTTAAAACCCCTATATCTATTGTTGTTGAGGTTTCCATTTGTTCTATTACTTTACTTATTGATTGGGAGTGAAAATCTGTTTCTTTTTTTATGGCTCTTCTAAAGGTACTTAATAATTCTTCAACCTTAAAGGACGAATGGTATTTACCCTTATTATTATCTACTATTCCAATTAAATATTCAGCTTGTGCTAAAGTCATTTCTACTAGCATATTTGTTTTTTGTTTTTATTTATTAATTAATTATTAAAATAACGATTCGGCGTCCCAATTTTGAACACCTTTACTATAATTTGTTACTCGGTTTGCGAAAAAATCTGTGTGTTGTTTACCTGCTGATAAACTATCAAACCATTTCATTCTTTTTACTGCATCCCTATCTATTCCATTTACAATAGGTCCATATCCTAAATCACTCATTTTAGTGTTTACTCTATGTTTAATAAATGATACTAAATCATATTTAGGGCAACCTTTTAAATCCCCCATTTCATATACTTTATCAATAAAATCTAATTCTAATTTTAAAGATAATTTAGCTGCTTCTTCTATATCAGCTTGTAATTCTGGTGTGTTGTATTCTGGGTGTTCTTGCATTAATGTTCTAAATAACCAACACCCTGCTTCTGAATGTAATGATTCATCTCTAATACTCCACTCAACTATTTGTCCTACTCCTTTAAGTTTATTATCTAATTTAAAAGAAAGTAATACGGCAAATGAAGAAAATAAATTAACTCCTTCCGTAAAAGCAGAAAAAACTGCTAAGGATTTTGCTCTTTCATGCCAATTAGGAGTACCATCATGAGAATCTCTTACTTCAGTTAATGCTTCTATTTTTGCCATAGTAGCTTCATCTTCTAGAAATTCTGCAAAATTGTCTAATCCTAATTCCTCGTTTAATAAAGAATAAGCTTCAGCATGAATAGTTTCAAATGCCCCAAATGTAACAGCCATTTTAATTATTTCAGGTTTCCTAAACCAACTTGTTACTAAGGTAGTCCAATAATCATTTACTACAGTTTCGGTTTGAGCAAAACCTTTTAAAATTGTACCAATAATGTTTTTTTCATGGGGTTCTAAATTTTGTTTCCAATCATTAACATCACTCATCATTGGAACTTCGGTATGCAACCAGTGTGCTTGTTGTTGTTTAAGCCAATAATCCGAGGCTTGTTGGTATTCGAAAGGTTTGTAAACAATTCTTTCTTGTGTGATGTCTTTTTTTGCCATTTATTATTTAATTTAAGTTTTTAAGTCAAAAAAAGCAGAATTGTATTTCTCTGCTAATTTCTTTTTTGTTTGAAAATCAGTATCATCAAGACTATTAGATCTAGTACTAGGTGACCATGTTTTTTCTTCATCATCTCCTGATGGTAAATAATTTTGGGTTACTTTAAAATGTCCTGTACTTGTATCTGCTTCAACACCATATGTAATACCATCTTGCCCATATCGATTTTTCATAATATGAAACCTTCCAGTTCCATTTACTTTATCTTCCTTTTTACGAGATAGAGACATACAAAAATCAGTAATCATAAGTTTATCATAAGAACCTGCTGCCTTATCTCCTTCTATAATATCATCATTTGCACCTGCTCTATTAACTTGAGATACTGACCAAATAGGTATGTTAAGTGTTCTAGCTAATCCCTTTGTACTGACATAAATATCATCAATTTCATCTTTTCGTTCACGATTTTGCTTTTTTGATGAAAGTAAGTCAACATAATCAATTATTACTAAATCAGCTTTCATTCCCATTCCCTCACATTTTTTAATATGGGACTCAATTGTGGACACTGTTGCGCGTCCTGTAGGGAATTCTTTAATAATTAATTTACCTGGTAAATCAGGAATTAACTCCATTGCTTTAGGTTTTAGTTTTACACTATCACTAACATCTATACCTGTAAAGAAAGCATCATATCTTTTTCCAACATAATCTTCCCCAAGTTCAAGAGTGTAATGTAAAACTGTATAACCACATTTAACAGCATGTCCTCCTAAAGCTACTAATGACCAAGATTTACCACCTCCTGGGTTACCAAATATAAGACCAAAATCGCCATTTCCAAGTCCACCCTGTAATATACCATTAACGAGATTCCATGGAGTAGGTATAATTTTTCTTGTATTTTCTCTGTAACGATCTTCAATATCTTTAAAGTATTCATGTCCTAAATTTTTATCTTGTCCTGCTTTTAAGGCGTTGTCAACTAATCCCCTTATTGCTTCAAAATCACCAGCTTTTAATAAATCAACTGATGTCATTAAAGCTCTTTTTAATTGTTGGTTTTTACAAAAGTTAGTAAATTCTTCTTGAACATATTCTAAATCTTCATCCGAGGCTACATATGCCTGTTTTAATTGTTCTTTTAATGATATTTGAAGTACGTCATTATCTACTTTCTTTAACTCAATTTTTAATGTTTCTAAATTGGGGGTAGTATGGTATTTATCATAATATTTTAAAATCTCTTTAATAATCCATTTATGGGCACTATTCTCAAAGTATTCTTCACTAATAATATCATGTATATTAACTAAAAACTCTTTGTGAGTTAAAAGGGATGAAATAGCTTTTACTTGAAAATCTGTTCCATATTGATTAAGCGTGTGAAGTGTCATATAACCTTTTTATTTTATTATTGTTTGTATACTGGAAATTTAGAAAATATATCTTTAATCCACATATCTAAATTTCTTATCATCCCCCCTAATTTGTCTTCATTGTAAAATGATATAAACATTTCAGAATTTAAATCAGGTAATTCTTCATCAATTAAATTATCGATATGTTCTTTTCCTCTATTATCAATCATAGGGGTACTTAAATCCATAACTTTATAATTTGTCTCAATTCTGTCTTGTTCCTGAACTATTCGTGAATATACGACATGGTCCTTAAATTTCCTAGCAGATATGTCGAAAATATCTTGAAGTGTTAATTCCATTGTTTTTAACTCAGGAAATTTTTTAAATATACCCTTAGCACCTAAACCTTTAATACCCCTAATATTATCTGAGTTGTCACCTAATAGGGTTTTATGTAAAATAAAGTTGTGAGGTAATAAACCAAATTTTTCTTCTACAACTTTTGGAGTATAATATTCTTTCTCCATTGGTCTATATACAATAATTTTATCAGTTACTAGTTGTAAAAAATCCTTATCACTAGATACTATAAAACAAGTTGAATTGTGTCTTTCTACTAGTTTTTCAGCTAACACTGCTATAATATCATCAGCTTCAACTTTATCGAGTATGGTAGTTTTAACAGGTAATAGCTTTAGATACTGTATTATACGCACTATTTGGTCAATTTTTGAGTCATGTTCTTCCTCAATATTGTCAAATGCTTCCCAATTAGTAATTCTAGATAAATTTCTTGTTCCCTTGTACTCGGAGAGCAGGTTCTTACGATTTACTGTTGAACCTGCTCCGTCGAATACTACATAAACAGATGTTGGATTTGTTTGTCTAATCATGGCACCTAAAGAACGGAAAAAACCACCTAACCCCCCAATATGAACTCCATCAGGATTAACCATATTCATCATAGCAAAGTTTCTAAAGAATAGATTTAAACCATCTAAAATTAGTACTCTATCATGTCTTTTCAAAGGAGTTTCTTCCCCTTGCTCCTGAACTGTATCCAGGAGCTTAAATAAATCTTTATGTTTCATGTTTTGTTTTTAGATGTCTGCTTGGTCAAACAGAACAGGTGTTACATCTTCTTGATCTTCTACAATTTTGAATGTTCCTCCACCTAAGATTTTTGTCCATTCATCTGAATGTTCTTTTTTGTAGGCGTTCTTATCTTTATCAGTATCTTGTATAAAACCATGGTTTGTCATAACAATTTTACCTCTTGATTGCATACCATTAACATGGTTTTTATCAATTTGTAAGTTTGTTCTTTTACCCCATTCCACTTGCTTACCACCTTTAATTGCTTTAATTTTAGATGTTCCAGCATTAGAGACGTTTCCAAAAGTAACTACGAATGTTGCATCATACCACATAGCCATTCCTCCTTTATTCATCATTTTTGGCTGACCCATAGGAGATTCAGCTTTTGCTGTCCAAACTTTATTAATACAACAAAGTGTATTAGTAAATGGTGATGATTCTTTGCGAGACATTACAATACTTTGGTTAACTGTATTACCAAATTGTGTTGACATTGCTCCTGCATTCCATTCATTGTTATTTTTTAGTTTTTCAACTGACATTGCACAAGGAATAGAACCGATTGAATCCCAAAAGAATGCTAAATCATAAGGTAAATTACCTTTTTTCTGTTCATTCTGTAGATCCATAATAAAGGCTGCTACGTCTTCGATTGTATGTAATGTTTCCCTATCAACATAAATAAAGTTACCTTCATAATCTACAACATTATCCTCATCATCTTTAATTAGGTTAACTTGTAATCCCATTTGAGCTGCATGTTCCCAATTCCATTTCATCTCGGTAATAATAAAAACAGGTAATACACCCATTTTTTGTGCCGATACTGCTGCTTCTAGTAAAGCAGTAGTTTTTCCTGTATCAGAATGTCCTCTAAGCAATGAGATATGTCCCATTGGTACTCCAGGTACTCCAGATATTTCTTGAAAAGCAGGAGATAGTGGTATCCACTTTTGTTCTTTAAATTTGACGTTTTTATCTAAACCTTTAGAAGATTTAAATTTATTTAAATCAAATTTGCTCTTAATCTCGGCAGACACTGCTGCCGAGAGAGACTTTGATATTTTTTTCGCCATATTTAGAAAGGAAGATCATCTTTTGGAGTTGTTGAATCTTCAGGAAATAAAGCATCAAATTGATCTGCTTTGTTTTTCTTAACATTACTAGTATCTAAACTAAAATTAGAAGTAGATGGTGTTGCAACAGGTGCTTCAGTTACTACTTCGTCCCCTCCTTCTTCAGGTGCTAACCATTTTTCTAAAGCGGATTTCATTTCATCAAATGAATATGATTTAAATAATCCTTCTTTAGGGTTTGGTTGTTCACTAGTCCATTGTTCTACTTGTTTAGCATCTTCACTAAGAGGTGATGTTTTTAATCTAACACGTACTGATGATTTATTATAAGGAGTACCTGTTGATTCTGGTCCTACTGTTTCAACTGTAAGGTCTCTACCATTTACAATATCAGTGTAATCTCCGATTTCATCATCAACAGCTAGTGCTAATAATTCTTCATATACTTGTTTACCAAATTGCCATAATCTAACACCTTTATCTTCTTCTCCACGTACTACTACAGGAACGAAAATACGGTTTTTAGCATCTAACTTTTTAGCTAGTACATAATTTTCTTTAGTATACTCTTCTCTAAGTTTTGCTGCGAAGAGTGCAATTGGGTCTTTTTCACCAAAATTAGTAGGTGAAATCATTACCTTATTGGTAATACCATAATAGAATTTTAATTCTGTAAATGGGTTTGAGGAATCATACGCAGATGGTACGATTCTAATTTGTTGTTTACCTACTGTAGGTCTCCAAAAAATGGTTGTGTAATCAATTTTTCCACCAGCTTGTGGTTTCGATTGGAGTGTATCCAATTTTGCTTTTAAGGCATTTAAATCCATAATGTAACTTATTTTTAATTATAACTGTTTATATGTAACTAATATACGAACTATATTTTGGGGAACCAAATTATACTTCGATTATTTTATATATTTTTGTATTCAATTGGTTTAAATCATTATGTTGTGTAAGTAAAACACAATTTCTATAATGTTGCCAATCTATTTGATATTTAGTATCTACAACACCTCCATTTAACTTCTTAATTAACTCGTTAAGGGCATTAATAGTGTATAAAGTATTAGATTCTTTCTTCCTATGTACCAATATAGTGTTTTCTGGAATGGTTTGTACATTTCCTTGGTCTACATTATAAGTTACAACATATTCATCTTTGCCCACGATCTCGAGGACAAACATTTTATTGTATATAATGGTGTATCTGCTTGTAATCTCTTCTAATAAAGAATCTAAATTCTCTAAATTTGTGAAGGTACAAAATAACTTATTGTTCAAATCTCCTATGTTTTGGAATGACGTTATAACATCATAGTTCGTGTTATACGTATTTGGAGAATTATTTAAAATCGTAGTCATAACCTTCTTTTGTTTTTGTATTCAGTTTATACTTAGTAAATATATTTTTTATATCTTCTAGTACTTGTTTTTCACTTTCATCCCAGTCAATTAAGAACGAATCGTAAGTATATAATACCAATTGAGACTTCTTATTTCTCAATATCGTTATCATATCCCATAATATACAAACGTTCATTGACGTCTCCAAATTTTGTAGCAAGTAATTAAAAAGTTTTTGTGGATTCATTTCCTCCAAATTTTCTTTTTTATATACAAAACTAGAAATTGGACACGTTATCTCCCCTTCGCTTTCAAATTTATTCCAGAGTTCTTTTACGTATATATTAATTTTCTTAAAAAATTCTAGGTGTTTGTATTCCTTAAATACTCCTCCGTATAGTTGTTTAAAAGTTAATTCTTTAGACTTAGCGTAGTCCACTTTATATAACGTTTGTAAATGGCTGTGAATATCAACAGAGGGGAAATTATAATCAATGAGGCGACAAGACAAGCTAGGATGGTAGGCACTAATATCAATGTCAATAAACCTGTTATTACTCGGTATAAAACTTTTTCTACACCCGTTTTTATGTGAGAGAGCTGCATAATTTACGTTTTTAAATTTGTTTGAAGGTCGTGTTGTGGTTGTCCGAAGGTTGTACTGAGTGTATGTTCGTTCACCATCAATTTTATGGAAGTGTTCTTCGAAGGTTGGTTTGTGTATTTGTATTCCACTTCGTTCGAGGTAGTTGAATACCAAGGATACTTTAGTATTAAAGAATTCATCATATTTAGTTTTAGGTCTGTTAATATTCGTTTTTAGATCTTCAAAAATGTGTTCACACAATTCATAATGTTTAACAATCGGGATAATAGCGTTTACGCAAATTTCATCCTTATGTTGGTTATAAAATATTTCATGTGCTTTGGTAGTTGGTCGTATATACGTATGAGGAGGTGCGGTTATGTCATAAAGAGTTTTTAGAGAGTAATAATGTAGTATCTCTTTCTTATCACGGCAATACAAC